CCACAGAGTTTATCTGCTTCATCTAATACATAGACCATGTTTACCTCACATAAACGTCAAAGGACGTTTTATCATTAGTTGTATATACTTTACCCTTAAATCCGAAGGGTGTGTTGTAAGTTCTGCCTATAATATCACCATAAGTCTTAGGAGCTGACATAATAATATTCCCATCACCATCAGACAAGAATCCATAGGCATTGAATCCCTTACCAGGAACTACTACATTATCAGGAAAAGAGCTTCCTGCTGAGTAAGTCCATTCATAGTTGGCTTCTTTTATACGACCTAGTGAAACAAACTGTGCTAGGGAATAGATTTTCTGTGTACCAGATTGGTCTATCCCATCAGTAGTTTTATCTGTAAACCAGTCATAACCATTAGGTGTTTCATATTTCTTTTTCTCTTCCTTCTTAGTGGTAGAGTAATCATCTAGCTTCTTCACACAAGAGATAGGTATATAAGCCACAGAGCCATCATACTTATCATAGATTAGCCATTCACCATTTATGTTGCCTGTGACCTTATTACACTTATAGAATGTTTCTATCACAGTGGTGTCTCCAGGAGATTTAATTCCCTCAACCTTATCACAAGTAATTTCAAAGAAGTCTCTAGCAATAAACTTATCAGTCTCTTTAGCATTACCTACTTTAACACCATTGGCATTAGTAGGTTCATAATTGTCTTGAGATTTGATACGGACTATTCTGAGGATTTCATTACCATAACCATATATAGCTCTTCTGTGCTCCACAGTACAGGCACTTTGATAATGTTGCTCTATGACTAGGGCATTGGATAGGTCTCCTCCACCATACACAAAGACGTGACCATAACCACCATCTCCAGGCTCTTTATCAGTAGAAATAATATCTCCTACCTTAAGTTCCATGCCATCTGTGTAAGGAATCACATCAGCAAAATCAGATATACCTTCTCCAGTACCTATCTGATTACCATTACCCCACAACTCAAATCCAAATTGCTTTGACACAAATAGGGCTAAGTCCACACATTGATATGGGGTATCAGCATCACTAGGTCCACCATCATAATCAAGACATTGACCTACATATTGTTGGGCTATCTTATAAGCATTTGTCATAATAATTATACCTAAAATTCATCATCTAGTAAACTCAAACACAAGTGAGTAAGGTGTGTAAAATCATAGCTAAATTCTTCTTTATCAAGCTGAATTGTGTTAGATTTTCTAAAGCAGATAACCTCTTTATCCTCAACCCTTAATGAGAAATCATCAGAGTGAATGAACTCACTAGCACCACCTACATCATTACTATAGATAAGCTGTCTCACAAACTGTTCCACAATGTCTTCTGCAAGGATTCTATTTCTCATTCTGTGAACAAGGTCTTTTCTAATCTTCTTATTCTTGGGCATCTACTTCCATCTCCTTCAATACTTGTTTCAGTTTATACTCTAACCAATATATCTCACCCTTTAGCTTCTCATTAGCTATCACAGATTGGTAGTCTGTAGGGTGTTGTGCTAGGTGTCCTTCTAGCTTGTATTGTTTAGTCTCTCTGTGAACCTTTCTTAGCAAGGTGTTCTTATATGTACCATATAGGCTCATAGTTCCTCCTAGTTAATGTGACTATACTTCAAGAAGTTTCTAAGGGTAATCTTGGCTTCACCTAGTGCATACACAGTGAATACCTTCTCACCAGCACTAAACAAAGCACTACGTTGTGAATCATTTAGATACCATGCAGAATACATTAAGTCATAGCCTTCTAGTGGTTTGTTATTAGGGAAAATACCCTCTCCACTAGCATCATCACCAATCCAATTACAACCCCACTGTCTTCTAAAGATTTCAGTAAGGTCAATCTCAGCAGTCTCTCCTGTATGCTCATTCTTAGCTGACACAGTTAAGTGAACGTCTGCAATAGGATTTACTTTTCCTCCATCACAGCCACTCTTATTCTGCTCCACAATGAACTTTAAGAACCATCTTTGGAATCTATCCAAGTCTGATGGAACTAACACACGGAAGGAAGCTGATGATTGGTCTTTGTTAATTGGCACTACATCTTCTGGGTCTGGTTTATCATTGTCTGTGTTTCCACTACCATCACCCTCTAAGACATTCTTAATGAACTCATAGTGCTTTTTAGCAAACTCCACACGCTCTGCTGGTTTGTTACCTTCTTGTCTTCCCCAATCTCGTAAGAATCTTAGGGTAAGTTCTTCAATGTCTCCATCACTAGAAGCTACCTCTTTTACAACATTAGCTAGACCTTCCTCTGACAACATGAACTTAATCTGTGTGTTAAATGAGAAAATACTTCTACGCTTGTCTTTCTTAGCAAAGTCATATAGGGCTTTAGCTCTTGGACCAGTCCATTGACCTAAACCAATACCAATCCAATGCTTACCATCTACTAGATAACCACTCTCATCAAGGGTTAGGTTCTTATACATACTTGCAAAAGCTCCCCAAGAGCCTACTAGCTTCTCTGCTGTTGGTTCGTCTTCCATAAGACCATATTTGTTACCTGTTAAGTCATCAGTCTCATAACGCTTTGCTGTTACATTACTCTCAATACCAAAGAATCCTACAATAGCAGAAGCTCCCTCTGGTTTAGTACCAGGTATTTCTTTCTTAAGGGCTTTAACTAGTTTCTTGATACGTCCTTGAACATCTTTGTCATCTCCCTCATCATCTACTTCCTCTTTGCCATAAGGAGCACAAGCCTTGGCAGTGTGAAATGATGATACATAGTCAAGGGCATAGAGGTCAGTTACACCTCCACGTCTTTGCTTTGATTGCTGAATAACCCTAGCCTTAGTTCTAGCCACAGAGTTTACTAGTTTTACATAACTGTTTGACATATTCCCTCCTACTGGTTCACAGTAATATCTCTATCACTGTACAAGAACTTGGATAGTTTTAGCTTTTGTAAGTGTGTATTTCCTACATCATACTCATCAGTAATGTGAGTTACATAGAACCAATCACTTTGTTTAAGAATCTTTTCATAATACTTAGTACAAGCAGTCAATTCCCACACACCAGCATTAAGTGTGAATATTACCCTATCACCTACACCTAGTGTTCTAGGCTCTAATGGCTCTATTGTAATGTCATAGGTAACTTTACGTCTAGAGTTAATTAAACGTCTTATAGCTGTCCTATAGAGCTGTTCTGTGGCTCTGAGCCTATCTGAGTCTGTAATCTCTCTATTGTCATCAGCAATGGATTGTGTGTCATTATCAGTCACAGTACCCCAATAAAGTTCTCCTGCTTCTAAAGCAATACCTTCCTCGTCCATCACAGCAAACTCATCTCCAATAATCTCTGGAGCGAATACTGGTAGCTGAGGATAGTCATAGTAACGCTGAGAGTTTACTTTATTACCTGTCTTAATCACAGGGAATCCTTTTAGCATGAACTTAGGGTTATGGAAAATATCTCTAAGGGTAAGGGAACTAGCACCACTATCAGACTTATCTGACATGGCTACAGCTATATTCACAGTGTCCTCATAGTTTTCCTCTACCTCATTCAATGCAATCAGCTTTGTGTGCTCATTGATTAGGACATCTCTCTTATGACCAAAGATACCAAACTGAATTAGATAAGGGTCTTGTCTACTCACTCTCCAATAAAGGGCTGTAGTCTTTTCACACACCTTAGTCAAGAACTCAAGGAAAGTCTCATTAGAAAACTCATACTCAATTAAGTTCTTCTCAGCATAGTCATCTAGGTACTCAATCTTAAAGTCATTTAATAGGTCATCTTTGTGTTGTTCACCTTTCCAATAACCCATTGCTTGCTCTACTGCTGATACCACAGACCTAGCTTTTACCGTTACGTTTGTAGGAAGAGTTCTTTTACCTAGTCTACCAATTACATGAGAGGTATCTACGCTCACAGTCATATTAGTAAAATCATTTACCTTATTACCAACATAACCTCTATATTCCCAATCATCAGTCTTGATAATGATATGAGTATTACCATTCATCATCTTACCATAACGTATAGGAAGTGTGAGCTTAATTGAAGGAACTTCCATAAGGGAATATTCCACAGAAATACCCCCTAAGAAGTCATCTTTGGCTATAATAGCTGAACCTAGTCCAGAGCTTACTGAATTTTCAATATAACCAATCATACTGTTACACCCTCATAATCAATAAAGATACAAGCATTTTCACTTTCTACACCACTAACTGATACTGTATTGACTCCCTTCTTGATATAAGGAGTTTCAGCACAGAGAGTAAGCACAGAGAGGGAAACCTCTTTATAGCTGAACTCAATACATTCCCAGGACTTAGCATATCTGATTTCACCTTTATAGTTAGCTGTAAGGACTCCATTGTACTCACCACTAATCTTAAAGTCAATGTCATTGATTCTAACCACAGGGTCTTTAAACTGACCATCTAAGGCAAAGCTCCACTTATGGCTATCAAGAACTGTGTCAGATATAAAGCTACCATTCAAGACCTCATGCACACAGTTATCACAGATTGCATTTTTGTAGAAGTCTTTAAGGGATTGATTGCATTTACCCTTTGAGCAGTTATAGACTATTCTCCATTTAGAGTTACACTCTTCAAAGAAATCATTCATGAACTCTACATTGGCTTGTGCTGTACAGAGGTCAATCATATCATCCATATCCTTACAATCTTGCTCACAGCACTCACAGATATTATTACAGTTAGGTAGACCATTACAGCAATGTCTTGACTTGGCTACACAACTTGCTTTCATATCTAAGAAGTCACAGTTATCAAAAGGTTCTAGGAATGTTTTGGCTTCATCAGCCTTATACCACACACCATCAGGGTTATCAAACTCAACTTTAAACACAAGGTAGTCATCATCAGTGATTATCCACTCCTTGTTAGGCTGAATACTTGTAACATAGGCATTACACCACACAAGTTGTAGCCCAGTATTCACAGCCCATAGCTTACCAGGAGTGAAGAGCTGTTCAATGATAAAGTCATAGTGTGCTTGTATATGTTCCTCTGACCAATTATGAGTTCTTAATGCAATTTTAAGAGAGATAGAGTTACTATCTACTAATGATTTAGACCCAATATTTCCAACATAAGACCCATTGGTAAAAGTGCGTGAGGTTTTACTCTCACGCAAGCTAATACTCTCTGTCTGTTCATCAATAGATTTTCTACCAAGGAACACTAGGTCATTGAATTGGATATATCGTTTGGGCTTTGAGAAATTTTCATCACACGCAAACATTAAACATACCTCATCAATTTATCTACACCAAACATACCATTTAGATATTGAGATTTATTATCAATATTTTGGCTAATCTTGGCATTATTTGTGTTATATACATTGTTAATTATAGTTGATTTATTCATGGTTTGCAAGGCATTTACACCGTACTTGTTAAGGTTATTTAGGAAGTTAGTACCAAGACTATCCACAGCCTTTTTACGGAGTACATACTCACCAGGAGTAAGCATTGCAGGCACAGTATCAGTACCTTTAGGCTTCCAATCTATACCTACTGGTAAACCTCGTGAGTGATATTCAGGGATAATACCTCCGAAGGCTCTAGAAACACCTCCTAAAAGTGGTCCATTGTTCTTGAGGGTGCTGTTGTCTGTTGGGCTACCTTCTGTAAAGGAGTTCCATATTTTACTCCAAACATTACCAATCCAATCAGCCACTTTCTGTATAAACTTACCAAGGTTTGCTCTGTTTTCCCTATTAGCTTCATCAATAACAGAAGTAGACACATCAGAAACACCATTATCATTCACTTTACCACTAGCTTCATTTACTTTGCTAGCTGTGTCATCTATTGATTTTGTTACAGCTTTTTTCAAGTCCACAGAAGAGTCTTTTACTTGTTCAGCACTTACCTCAGTAATTCCTGCATTATCCAACAATGTTTGAGCTTCCTCTACTTTAAGTGAACCATTTTGAAGGAGTTTTCTTACACTTTCAACATAACTTATAACTTTAAGTTTATCAGCTTCTGTGTTACCTCTATTCTTAAGAAGTTCACTATCATTGATAAGTGTACTTAATTGCTCTAAGTCACTCAACAGACCTTCTTTAAGTATATTAGAGAATTTAGTGCTAGTTTCACCTAGTTTCTCAGTAATACTTGAAGCAAGCTCATTACGTTGCTGTTCAGCAGTTCCACCAAGTAGTCCACCTTCTTCTGCAAGTTTCTTAATTATCTCTAATTTTTCACCAACAGTTTTACCAACAAGACTTGAAGTATCAATTCCTACTTTGTTAAGAATATCTTCAAGAGCTTTTACTTGGTCTTCCCTACTTGAGAAGTTCTTACTTGATATTACATCTTTTAAATCTGTACTCAAAGAAGTTATATCCTTAAATATAAGGTCTTTACCCTCTTGAATAGATAAACCTAATAGCTTAATCTTATTCTTATATTGTTCCAGATTCTTAGACTGTCTATCACTCTCACTCTTAGTAAGTGTTTGAATGGTTTCTACAATTTCTCCAGTTTTCTGGTCAACAAATTGAACAACTCCCTCACCTATAGATGCTTTAGCTACTTGTAAAGCTCTTAGTAATTCATCATCACTTAAACCACTTTCGTCTTTTAGTTCTTTCCAGCTCTTAACTTGGTCTCCAATCTTCACAAAGAGGTTTTCAACATTCTTAGGAACTTTTGCAGTTTCCACACCGAGTGTTTTCATAGCTGTATCTAGACTAACATTTGAATTAGCTCTAATAGCATCAATGAGTGAGTTAGCTCCCCTTACTAATTCTAGTGTAGAGCTATCTTTAGTTATTGACTTAAAGAATGAATTTCTAATCTCTGCATTTTGATTAGACATATCCCTTATACTATTAAGTTGCTGGTTAAGAAGTTCTTGTGATTGTTTTTCAGATTCTTGTTTGGCTTCTTCCTCAAGACGTTTTCTATCTTGTGTATTCCTATGGTTATCCCACAGACCCATACCAAGACCTATTAAACCTCCAATACCTCCACCGATAGCCATACCTAGTCCTCCACCAAAGCTACCAAGTAATGCTCCATTTGAAGCCCATGAAGCTGTACTAGCAAGTACATTAGTGAAGTCTTTAGCACCTTGAGAAGCTTTAGTAGAATTTTGTACTAGCCCATTACCATACCCAATAGCAATATCAGTTCCAAGTAATGCAAGGTTAGCAATATTAGTCATTCTAGCAGATTTAGCTCTAGCTCTTCTTGAAAGATTTTCTTTAGGAGCATTTTTACCTGCTCTTGACAAACCACTATGAGCTACATCAATGTCATAAGAAGACATACCTTGTTTAGCAAGTCTTTCCTTACTAAAGTTACTACCTAGTCCTAGAGGGTTTATTTTTCCTCCACTCACCGAACTCATAGCAGTAGCCACAGTAGTCAATGAGGTAATGATATTAGAAGCCCAAGAGACAAATTTAGTACCAATATATCCCATAAGGATATACTTACCTACTCCACCTAATAGAGTTGCTACTCCAGATGCCATATTGATAGCTAAAGTTAGAAAATCTAATAGTTTCTTAAGTCCACCTTCTACTGAACCTCCAATAGCCACAAGAGTCTGTTTAATAGCATTAGTCACAGCTTTTACAAAATTTTCCACTGCTTTAAAGAAGGCTTCTCCACTAGAAGATGATAGGGTAGATATAATACCTTTACCTAGTTCTGTCAGAAGAGGTTTAAGATGGTTTATAATACCCACCAGAGCGTCTCTAAGGCTGTCTACAGCCTTATTAAATGCTCCTTGGTTAAATCCCTTAATTCCTTTTACAATGTCTCCTAGAGCACTTAGAGCTGTTTTAATAACAGTAGCAAAATTGCTAATTAAGTTCGTCTTAGTTGCTACAGTTTCCACAAAAGAGATAACTTGAACAGCTAAATATCTAATAGCTCCAAACACACCTTTAACGTCTGTGGGGTTGATTGATTTTACAATCTTATTGAGTGTATCTGAAAGGTAATCATAAATAGCAATAATGTCTTTAACAGCTTCTGACTTCACAGCTAACTTAGCTAGGTTATTGTACACATCTACATACTGGGATAACACTTTAAGAGCACCAGCATTGATAGCTTGTGTTGTTAGTTTAGAGATGCTACTCAAGAAATCTGATGCACTATGAACAATATCCTTGGTGAACTTACCAAACTCTGTACCTGAGTTTTTCAACACAGTAAGCATATCTTTTGTGATATCGAAGAATCTGTTACCTACATCAAGACCACTAACACCTCGTTTAAAGTCACTAGCAAACTTATCAATACCTTTAAGAATCTGATTACCAAAAGTGAGCTTCCAAGCTGAACCAAACTGGTTTACTTGTTGAATTGTTCCTCCAATAGCATTACCTAATTTAGTAACATACTCTTTAAACTTATCTGTACCTACAATCTCTGTAATACCTTTAATAAAGTCACGAGTAGCTACATAGACTTGGTTTAGTGCTCCTGGTTTAGCATTACCCTCTTCATCAATCTCATCAAACACAAGAAGGTTAGATAGGGTTTCCTTAAAGTTTGCAATGGCTTGTCTAGGTGTAACAATAGAAGTAACTAGGTTTTGGAATATATCCTCATTACCTAACTTGTTTACTATATCAAGGTATTCATTGGCTGTAATCAACTTCTTACGAGTTGCATCAGTAATAGAATCCTCACCTTTAGCTTGTGCTAGTTTTAATAACTCAGCATTAAGTTTAGAAGCACCTAGAGCTGATAGACGTTCACGAATAAAACGATAGTCACCTTGGTTTAGATAACCATTAGCAAGCATTTGAGAGGTCTGTGTGGTAACTGTCTTCATACCTTGAACTGGGTTCTTAGTCTGAGCTAGTAAACCTGCATAACCTCTAACAATATCCTCAGCATCTTTACGACCATAGGCAGTATATGTAGAAGCTTGTTCTAAAAGGTCAGTAGCATCAAACACAGAAGCCTTACCATAGTCACCTAGACGTTTAATAGATTTGTTTGTCTCTTTCTCACTAAACCCTAGGGCTTCCATGTTGATTCTGTAAACCTGCATGGCATCACCAAGATTATTGGCTTCATCTTTAAGCTGTCCAACACCACTCTTCACAGCACCTAATGTACCTTGAATAGCATTACTTAGAGCACCAGTTACCTTGTTCCCTACTAAGCCCATGATATTGTTCTGAATACCCATCACAGTAGAGTTGACCTTATTAAACACAGAGAGCAGACCTTTCGCTGGGTTTACTGCTCCTAGCTTAATCATTTGTGATGACAATCCCATTGTAGAGGTTGTAACATCTTGAACAGCTTTATGAAGGTTTCTCCATGATTGGTAGTCTTGGTCACGGACTTTTACATATTCAGCTACTTTCTCTTTAGGTCTAGTTACTTGGGTTTTATCCACAGAGATTACACTAGAATCTGTAGTCTTTCCCTTTGTGCTCCTGACATTGATTGGAATATTCTCAATTTGTTTTTTAAGGGATAGAAAGTCTCTAAGAGCTTTATCTGTATTAAGATTCAAGTTAACATTAAAAGAGAGCGGAGAAGTATTCTTTCCGCCCATCTTTTTTAGTTTCTTCTCAAAGTCTAACACAGAATCCCTAAGAGCTGACACAGACTTCTGGGCTTTTTCAATTTCCTTTAAACCTGTAATATCAACCTTAATGGTTCTAATTGTCATACTTTTCTCCTATGGTTAAGCTATGTCCTCAACGTTTCTACGGATTTCATAGAAGTTACCATTTTCATCACGAGACACAGTGAATGTGAGTGACAAAGTAATTTCACCTTCCGTACCAAACTCACGAGAGTTTTCAGTAATAAGAACATTGTTGAATACATAGTATTCTTTAATTCCACGAGTGTTTTCAACTTCTTGAATAACACGGAAGTGAGTGTTACGAAGTCGTTTGTCATTAGCAACAATCAACTCTACGTCACGTTCACCATTGTAAGTAACCAACAATTTCTCACCAATGTACATTGGGTTTACAAGCACAGTACCACGGTCATATCCATGATATTGTTGTGTCATAGCAATAAACTCATCATCTTCAAGTTCAATACCTGGAGACATTGGCATACTAGACAAGTAAGTACATGCACAGCGGTCTGATGAAACTGTGATTGTGTTACAATCTTCATAGTAAAGGTCAGGAATCAATAATGAGCCATAACGCTTACCATCTACAGTGATTTCTTCCACAGTGAAGCTATCTGTAACAGGAACACCACTAGTCATTTTCTTAGACATAGATTGAAGTGGATTCAACCAGTAGTCATTACATGAAGTAGTAGTTGCTGTAATTTCTTTTGTAATCTCAACTTGAGCTTTATCATATTGACGACCAAAGCAACGAGCATCAGTAGCAGGTACAGAGACGTTGTGTGTGAATGAAGTCAAACATGAAAGCAATACATTAGAGAACTTACGAAGCTCAGAACGGTCATTTACAATAGCTGGTGAAGAGAATCCAATGTGACCTGTAAGAGCATCATCTCCCTTATAAGTTACCTCATAAGTTACAACAACACCGTGGTCAGTTGGTTTCCAACCTGTACCTGTCTGAGTCATTACTCTTGAATCTGCAAAGTCCACAGTACGAAGAACGTAACCTGGAGCTGATGAGTTGAATGTGTAAGTGTACACATAAGAGTTTGTTTGGGCTACATCTTTAAAGTCAGATACAATAGCTTTGAACTCATACTTCCCAGCTTTTGGCAATTTCAAGTATACCATGTTGAACCCTAATGCAAAGTCATCAGCATCAGAACGAACTTGGAACTTAGCAGAAGCCTTCTTATCAGCAGGGTTTACATACAAAGTACCTGTGTTCAAACACTTAATAGGGTTACAGTTGATTTGGTCTTCTGGCACATCTTTACGGACATAGCTCACAAGAGTTCCAGTAGGAATCTGAATTTGTTTGCTAGTTTTCCAACGTACACAAGGGCGAATTTCTTCTGTGATAGATACAATGATTTTTGCATCTTTATCTTGTGTGTTGTAACCGTACATAGGGTGTGACATATCTACAAAACAGTTAGACATCTATTTCTCCTTTTTGTCTTGAGTTACATTTGGTTTTACAGGAGCAGTTTCTTCCTTAACTACAGGCTTAACTGTTTCCTGAACTTGCTTTTTTGAGCTTTCATCTACCATGTGTTCTCTCACACGAGCAATAGCTTGAAGCTCTAATTTCCCACCATGACGGTTAGCAATCTCGTTACGAGACATGAAAAACTCATCAAGGTTTAATGGTTGTTCTACAGCCATTTCTTTTCTCCTTATAAACATGTAAAGATTGAGAGTGTTGCAGGGAATGAGAACATTTCTACCTCATCTACTAGCTCATTAGAGAAGTCCTCTGGACAACCAATGTCCTGAACTTGTACACGGATTGGTAAGTACCAACCATCTAATGATGCTACATCTTGAGCGAATGTTTTTCTCTGAATACCTCTCGGTGTTTTAACTTGGTGAACCAACATATTCTTAAGTTGGCAATGTACCTCTTCTCTATACTCTAGTTTACCTTCTGGAGTGTTCTCAATACAAACCTTACCAGTAGGAGGTGTAACTGGAGAGTAGTACACAGAGAAGTTTACATATACCTTAGAGAAACATTTTGCACTATTATCACAAGTAATATCAATGGCTAGGAATGGGAACTCCACACCTTGATTTAGTTGGAAATGCTCAGACGTTCCTACATGTTGGTTAAATTGTACGTCAAAGTTATCATAACGTTTTCTTGGGTCTAGCTCATCTATATGGTCTGGTTGAATGAAGTAGTCAAGCACATCAGCACCATACATTTGTAGCCATTTTTTAATGTTGATATACACAGCACTAATCATTTAGCTAATCTCCCTGGTATCTTAACTGTGCCCTTACTTCCCTGTGCATACAGATAATTTCTTCCTGGAGCTGTGTCCTTAGAAGTGTAATGAGCTGTTCCTGAACCTCTTCTCCCTGATGGTCTTTGAGCTTTATATATACCATAGAATCCACTAGTTGAGTCCACAAGGTTCTCACTATCACCTACAGTATCAAAAGCTGTAAAGATAAAAGGGAAAGCTGGATTGTACTTGTAACCCTTAAACATATAGGTATTTACATAGTACCGTTCTTTTCCTCTCTTAGTTGGAGGATAATCATTTCTATCAGCATACACAGAGAAGCCATCAGCGATTTTCCTCATCTTGATTGAGCGAACCATACGACCTGTCTTCACAGAGCCTATAGCCTTGGCTTCTAGCATACCTGTCACAGTAAAGTCTACAAACTCTTTTGCAAACTCTATCCCTTTCCAGTCATGAATATCAATCGTGGTCACGAGTAATCACCCCCTGTAGTTGTTTTACATAAGGCTTACACTCTAAGAGTAACTGTTCACTTTCACGACCAGCTAATCTCTCACCAGTTAATTTCACGTCCCAGCAACCAGGAAGAATCTCATACGCTCTACTAGCTACTACTTTCCAAAAGAGATAACCAGCATCTTCTGGGCAACTAAATCTGTTACACCTTGTAGAAATTCTCTGCAATATATAATACCCATGCTTAATATCAAAATCACAATCATGGGATTGATTATGTAATGAAAAATAAAATGTTTCTAGCTGTCTTGAAGTCTCTAAGCCATGCGTTGTTGTAGCATCACTTTCAGCTCCTCTTGACGTTGGCATGTGGTCTACACACTTAATGTGCTCCACTTCTTCCCACAAACACTTCATTACTTGCCTACTATTCTCATCATAAGTTGGAGTAGCAGTACCTTGCCTTAATACAAGGATTTCCTTATTATTCCAAGGGAGAGCCATGATAACCTCCTTATAGGGTCATCTCATTGTCCATATTGGTGTATCTACTCTCCATGTTATCTGGAACTTCCTCAAATTGGTTGCGAATGTTTCCATCTTTGTCTGTGTATTTTAGGTTTTTCAAATACTTACCTAGAATATCATCTACTGGGTATACCTTATCTTTTTCAAAGATATAAAGACGACCACTATAGTAGGTACGATACACAGTCTTATAAGTCTCCACACCATTGATTGAACGTCCAGTACCACACTTTGAACAGCCATAAGAGCGTGACTCTCTAGCATATTCACCATTATATCTTACTAACATTCTTTCCTTCTTCCAATGGTCAAATACATATTATCTGTGTAAACCCTCTTACACAGTGATAGTGAACTTAGTGTTTGTAATGCCCATGTATTTATGAGCTTCACATAATACCTATCAATGCTTGCATTATCCACAGTCCATTCTCGTACAATATAGTCTACTGATTTCTGCTTGAGCACAGCTCCTACAGCCAATCTATCCATATTAGCACACTCATCTAAAGTACCACAGTCATTCTGATAGGCAATAAAGATATTTAGGAAGTGACACATTGCATCATATACACAGTCAGGTAGAGTTTCAGAGGTGTAACCTGCTTCATAGTCAAGCACAAGTTTATACTCTGCTTCACACGAACAAGGGTCATAGCATTTACAGCAAGGACTCAGCTCATCAGTTACATTCACAAGGATTGTACCATCTACAAAAGACCAATTCCATTTATCTGTATCTAGCTCATACTCTTCACGCTCAAGACCTTTTCTCTTGTGCATATACACCTTAAGTGTAGTGGGGTCAAAACCTTTCCAATAGTAAGGCTTAACCTCCACCATAGCATCACACCCACAGAGGTTAAAACTTGTGAGTGGAATTACTTCATGTCTTAAGGCTCTTAGTATCGTTGAACATTCACCATCAGTCCAACAGAGCAATCTAGCAAGGACACGGAGAAAGCTCTCCATGTACCTTTGCATAGTTGCACCATCATCACAGTCAAAACAACCACATCTTTCTTGAAGATTTTGAGTAATCTTAATTAGTTCAAGAGCTGGTTGCATAACTTATCTCCTTATTTAGCAGGGATTGTAGCCATTGGGAATGGGTTAAGACCTGTAAGAAGACCTTGGATACGTTCAAATACCACAGCAGGGCAAGTTTGCTCAAGAGGAATGTTTGCCACAAGAAGGTGAGAAATATGAGAGTTAGTATGTACCAAACCGAAGTTTTCATACTTATCACAGATTACTTCACACCCTGGTTTTGAAACATCTTCTGTACGAACTGTGTGGATTGAAGATTGAGGTACGAACAAGTCATATTGAGTCAATGCTTCTACACGAGCCAAGTCGATTACATAGGCTTCACCAGTCATTGTTTTCTCAAGGTCATAAGGCAAGTGATAAGATACACCAAATGGAATACCTTTGAATGAGATAGACTCACCGTTCACAGACCAACCTTGAGGTAGTTTACCATCTTTACCAGGTACAATTTCAGCTTTGATTCCACGAAGAGTTAGTGGGTGTACATAGATTTTGTAACGAGCTGATTGGTTATCCAATACATCTAGGTAGCAAGCTACTTGACGGAAAGCACCGATAACTGAACCAGAAGCATCAATAGGAGTTACACCTGGGTGAGACATCATTTCAGCCACACCAGCGAATGGACGTAGACCTTGACCACTAAAGTTCAACATACCTTGAACGATATGACGTTGAACGATAAAGGCGAATGTGTACCATGCCATGAATTGTTCTGCTTCTTCATAAGACATACCCAAACGTTGGAAGATATTGATAAGGTCTCCTTGTTTGAAGTGCATCTTGTCTTTCATCAAACGGTCAAGACGAGTTTCACAGTCTTTAAAACATAGGTAACGTACAGGAGTAGCATCACCAGTAGCTTGCATAGTGAATTTCTCAGTAAAACAGCAGGCATCAGAATTGTCATTGGCAAAGTCTGGTGCTTTTGTTCCCCAAGTAATACCTTCGATAATCCAGTCACCATTCTTAGCTTGTCTCAAAGCACCAAAACTTGATTGCTCAAAACGCTTAAGAATGTCGTTAACTAGCTCATCACCCATACCTACTTCTCTTAGTGAGGGTACTGCTTTAGACCAGTCACGAGAGATACCGAATGGGATTTTACCATCTTCATTAGTGAAGTTTTCTTTAGTTGCTAGTTGGGCTTTAGTACGCTCATACAAGTTGTCAATAGCTTCACCCAACAAAATATCAAAATTAGTTGTACTCACTTTATTGTCCTCCAAAGCGAACACGTCCAAAACGGTTCACAGGTTGTTCTTCTTTGCTTTCTGCTTTTTCTACCACAGGGTTAGCTTTATCTAACAATGTAGCCAATTTAGCAAGTTGTGCATCTACAGCAGTTTCATTAGCTTCTTTTTCAGCCACAGTAGCTTTCAATTCAGCATTTTCTGCTTTAAGTTCTTCAACTTCTGCTTTCAACGCTTCAATAGATGCGATAGCTTGTGCTAATGTATCACCTTCCACAGTAGCTTCTTCTTTAACTTCTTCTACTGTTTCTTCAACTTCTGCAACTTCCTCTGTAGCAACTACTTCTTCTGTAACTGTTTCTTCTGGAGCTACTTCTGCTGAAAGGTGAGCAAGCACTTTGTCTAGAATTTCTTTCTTATTCAAGTGTTCTTCCTCATTTCTTACTAGTAGTGATGGCTCATATCCACCACTCTTTGCATTTCCTGGATTCCCCACAAAAGAGAACCCTGTAATTTCAATTTCGTCTGTGATTGGTACGTCAATATCCCCACCATGCTCAATGTTATAAACAACTAGCTTGGCATATTCTTCAATGTCACTGTCTTGTATCTCTTTAGCATACCACAGAAACTCTGATGAAATGGCAAAAGGCTCATCTTGTAAGATAAGGTCTTTCATGTTGCTCAATTCTAGATTTACATGGGGTTTTACCAATAGGTCATAGCGACCATTCTCATCTTGTACCAATTTAAGGTCTGATTTCTTAAAATAACCTTCTCTAACAGGGTAAGAGTTTAAATCTCTGTGACCTGTAGAGACATATCCTTCAAAAGTACCATCAATACTGTCATACCATTTCTTGAGTGTACCTTTACACAAATACAAACGAATAGTGTCGTCTGTATAGAGCACAGAACCCTCTGATAGTAGTGTCATGTACCCTTCTGAATTATCAACCTTATCCACAGACAGACGTTCTACCTCTTGCTTATGAGCTGAGAGGTTCATCATTGCATCAAGATTATCTTTCTTCTCAATATAGCTATTGATTTCATTCATAATTCTTTCTGCTATCTGTGTTTTAACTGGCATTAGTCAATAACCTCAAACAAATTGTACTTTAATTTTCTCACTTTCTTACCACCACAAGATGCACAGTATGAATACTCGTATGGAACTCCATCTTTCTTCAAACCTGCTTCTGTTTCTGGTGTGAAAGGTAGTTGTTCTGTAGCTTCCTTAATACTTTCAAGAAGAACTTGGTCAGTAGTTGTATACCAACCATTGCTCTCTTGATTGTTGTCTGGGTAGAACTCAAAGAACTTGCGTTGATTTTGAATAATACCACGTTCGTTTAAGAAGTTTACACGAACTACTAAATCACGTTGGAGAAAGCGAGCAACTCTAAACTTACTCATCATCTACCACCTTAACTAATGTGCCTTCTGTAATCTTAGAGATGACATCAGATTCACGTCCAAATTGCTTTGCACGGACTTCACGGAGGTATTCCTCGTAAGTTTGACTTACTGTTTTAACTTCCATTATTTATCTCCAGCGTATGTAATAGGGAAACCATAGCAATCAAACTCAGTATCTTTGAGCTTAACTTCTTCCACAGTGTAGTCGAATGAGTATTTATCCCCACAGCAGTAAGTAAATGATTTAAACTTGTTAGCTTCTACATCATAATACTGAACTTGCTCTTGACCAACTACAACTTTGCGTACTTGTGCTAGAATTGTTTCTGCCAAGGGTGATTTGAACTCTTTAGTCTCACCAGCAACTTCTAGCTTTAAGTGCATAATTGGAACTTTAATCGTAGCCATGTATATGCTCCTTTCCATGAATGTTCTAATAATAGTATAACAAAAAAAGAGAGTTTGACAACTCTCATGACTTTTAGTTAGAACTCAATGTTAGAGATTACTTTTGCAGTACCATGCTCAAGTTTATACTTGTTGATAATGTCCATAATATCTTCCATTGCTTGTGTATCAAAGGTAGTATCAAAGTCGTTAATGAACTCATCTTCCTTGATATGGATAACTCCACGAACCTCTGGTTTAGGTTTCTTACCTTCTTTTGCTCCATTACCTACTACATAACCAATAACATAGTTAGCATAGATATGTCCTGATGATTGTTCCATCAAGGCACGTTGGTCAACCACAAAGGTGTATACTTTCTCAGTAGAGCCATCTTCTAGTGTTTCTGTAGCTACTTTCACACGATTATCAAAGGCTACGTCTACGTTCACAGCGTAAGAAGTACGAGGTGTACGAAGCATATTACCGTTAGCACCGATTGTAGGAATCTTTTGTGTAACGTTCATCTCTCCACCGTTGATTAGCACTTCTGCATCAAGGTCTGTAATTTCTGCATACTTACGAAGAGTATATACAGGTTTACCAGAACGTACATATTCAGGAGTAATCTTGCTACGTTTCTCATCTAAGAAACCAAGTACGTCTGAAATAAGGTTAGTCATCTAGTTTTCCTCCATGACGGTACATGTTTCTAAGTCCGTCTTTTTTGTCTTCAATATTTGCTCTCTGCTTATCCACAGATAGGATTTGATATACATAAGGCTTAGGCTTACCATAGTCTGTCACAAACTTACCTTGACTTTGCTCATCTAGGTTTAAGTAATCATTATAGCTTGTGAAGGCTTTCTCATTAGCCAACTTAGCATAAATCACAGTGACATCAGGGTAGTACATTCTATCAAGAACATAGCCATAGTCCATATTGTATTCTTTACACAGAGTGAGAGCCATCTCTTCTACATCATCAAGCTCAACTACTACCATATCCTCATAAGCTAGACCTTTATACTCATCTAGGGGCTTAATTGCCCCTTGAGTAAATGCCCAGTTATAACGGACTAGGTAACTAATCAACTTGAAAAAACGAAGGGTTCTCTCTTAGGATTTTTCCACAGTTCTCAATAAGTGATACGTCTGTGATATAGGCTGTAAGGTGTTCAGGAATCCCTAGAACCTCTCCTACCAATTTCTCACAAGCATCAATCACGCTATCATCAAACACCTCATAGATTTTGAATAAATCATCTGGTGTGTAGATTTCTGTAGAGCCATCTTCTCTAAAGTCTGTGAAGGCAATAGAGATGATTGAAGCATAGTTACGAACCTTACGAGCAATACGAGGTGTAATATACTTTTCTTTAGCAGTGACTTCTTGTACATAGGCTTTACCATCTTGTACAATCTCAGCTCCAGTAGGAGCTTGACCAACAATAGGCAACCATAAAGTCACGGTATAGTCTTTTGGGGTAATACTTCCAATCTTTGTACTATCTCCATTTACCACAGAGTTTGTAGCTGTTTGGATAGCCACAGGAGCATCACTTTGGACTGCATCTTGGAAGTTACCTTGGAGTTTTGATAGCTCCTCAATACTCATAATCTTACTTGTCATTTCTTACCTACACAATCAAATTTTTCTTCAAATAGGCTTCTGCCATATTCTCATCAATACCTTTCAGTCTATCATAAACGTCAAGGATATAAATGTCGTTATTGTAGTTATAGTTGGTTGTGAACTCATAACTGTCAAACTTAATATGTTCTTCAAGCCCTGTAGCGTTTTGGAGCAACTTAACAATCTGTCCTATGAAATGGTCACGCATTGGAATAATGGTGTTCTTCATAGAGTTGTCAATGATACTATAAGTACCAATGTTAGACACAGTTTTGTTAAGGTCAAAGAGACGTGCTGGAACTCCAAACATTTGACAGATAATAGCTGGAACATACTGCGATAGGTAGTCCAAGAAATCTGTAGCTTTGGTATCACGCTCAAGTTGCTCAAGGTTTTGGAAGTTTCCTGAATACACAATGGCATCATTGAACTCTGTCTCAGAGAGTTTTTCTGCAAAGGCATTCATATCTTCCACAATCTTTTGGTTACGCTCTTCTTTGGCTTGTCTACCCATATCAAGTAGTTCACCACTTCCAAACGCTGTTCCTTGCTCTACACTTTCCTCAATCTGCTCTTCTAGGGTATCCTTGGCTTGCAAAGCAATCGTACCAATACCATTTCTAGAAATATCATAGTTCATACGATTCAAGATATTGAGGATAAGTTCAACACGCTTACGGTCTTTAAGCAATGGAGACATACAGAATACTTGGGAAGTATCTAACCTTACACAAGCGAATTGGTCTTCTGTAACAACCATTACCTCATTCTTGAACCGTTCAGGGTCTTTTAGGATTTCCTTAATGTCGTCCTCAGAATAATCACTAGCTACTCTAGGATTCCCTGTCTTACGGTCATAAGGTGTAACATATATATTATTGTTTTTAATCAAGTAGGTAAGGGTCTGTCTAAGCACAGGCATCTTAGGGTAATCAATCACACAAGCAAGAATATCTTTAGGGTGAACTCCCACAAGACCCTCACCAGTGTTTAGGATTCCATAATAACCATACTTACGATAGCCTTTGGCTACTTGTTTTAATACATCATAGTTTCTCTGACCATTATAGTTATGTGCATAGAGATACTTTCTGAGTGTTTCGTCCTTAGTGAAGTCTTCTGTGGTTAGATAGTTTGTAAACATGTAGTTCACAATATTATCTAGGATATAATCAACATCAGGAAGGTCAAGAGCTAACCTTTCAATGTCCTCTAGATTCTCACCTACTGGTGCTCCTCTAAAACCTGAACTCTGAAAAATTAGTCTATCTTTATACTCAGCATTGAAGTATCTATCCATTGCACAAGAGCCACCACAGTCATCTTTTTTGCACTTTCCACAGCTCATTAAGAACCTCCAAGGTAGAATAACTCAGCTACATGTAATGATAGCAACACACTATCCAATTCATCAGGAGAGTGTTTTAACAATTTCTTAATTTCTGATTTAGGACGTATTTTAACCAATCTATCCTCTGGTTTCTGAATCTCAGACACAAAGGACATTTGACGACTAATACTATCCCACACAGATTTAACAAAGGATACCCTCTGTGCTTCCATCATACCTCTTAACATTAGGTGCATCTCTGCTCTTCTGTTATAGGCATATTCAGCACTAGGGTCTTTTGCCAATACTTTAATTTCTGTAGGCTTTCCACCAAAGTTAATGTCATACACAGGACACTTTAGCTTTCCACCTAGTCTTCTCATTTTCAGTGGTTGTACAATATGTGCTCCTCCACCAGCATCTATACCAATAGCTTTGGCATTGAGTCTGTTAGCTAGAGTCACAATCTTGTCAACAATTTCTATGGCAGTAATACCATCTATCCACTCAGCAGGCTTAATATCTTTCGTATCTAGCACAGTGAAGTGATTACGCTTATCTACCACAGTAACAGTAACTTGAATACTGTCAGCACCTTTATAGGCACTATCCACACCAATGAAGTAGTCATATTCCTCTGATTTAGGGTCAAAGGAATCTAGCACATTAGGTGAGGAGTCAAAGAACGCTGAACGCTCTGTAGGAAACTCACACAGAAGGTTTTCACGAATAGAATCCTCTGTAATGGTGAACTGTGAACGCATAAGCTCTTCTTTGGTGTATCGAATACTACCCTCTTCAATGGCTGTCACAACGTCAAGCCACATCACAAACTCATCATCAGCTAAGTCCTCATTGGTCATGAAGTCATAGAAGTTGTTAAGTGAACGAGGGTTAGAGATTAGGTACATGATGAGCTTACGTCCATCATCAGACTCAAATTCCCTACGACCCATGTGACCAAGGGCTATAGGTGAAATATCTGATGCTTCATCTCCAAACATATTACCACCACGACCAATGACGTGGATTTTAGATGGGTCAGTGAAGTTAGAACCAGCACTAAGACCCTCCAATTTACCTCCATTACGGAAGGTGAAACCCTCACTAGAGAATGAGGATAGACCACGTTTAAGTCGCTTATCTACTGCTGTTACGTCTTTCTCATCAAACGAGAGCATAGCCTTAACATCAGGGTGAGCATTTACCAAGATTTCTCTTGCGTGTTGGATAATGATACCAGAGTATTCTTGTGTTGAACCTACAGCGTAACAGTTTTCACCTTCATAGGCAAAGTGGTTAGACATGATTCCACACAAGAATGACTTACCATAACGAGGAGTTGCTACACAATAACCAGTCTTGTAGTCACCACTTAGGAAAGCTCCAAATTGGACTGCTTGAGACCACCAAAGCTCTAAATTAAACTCAGAAAGGGCTGTTGTAAACCCTAACTTGTAATATTCAAGCTCTTTCTCAAAGCCATGTCTTTCTCGAATGGTGTTACGCTTAAAGTGCTTAGGGATTTTACCCTTCACAGCATCTCTAAGTTGGTCTTGTGGGGTTACTTGGTCAAGAAGGATAGATAGCTTCTCACGATTTGAGAGTACCTTACGCTTTTGAATAAGTGACCCAACATCTGCATCTTGGGTGTGCATAGACTATATCTCCTCCAGTATAGCTTAATTGCTCAACAATGCCCACAGAAGGAGCTACTGCTGAGAAACTTTCTGTCACAGGTATAGTCAATCCATTCATTGCCAAACATGTAGGACAAGTATTGGCATCACCAATACAGTTCCATGTCTTGAGAATGGAGTTCTCTGTAACAAGCTCAAATAACTTGGCACTTTCCACAGAAGCCTTCTCAATACCCATTTGCACTTCACTCAAAGCCAAACGCTCAAGGTTACTACTGAACTCTTTCACAATGTCATCAAAGGAAATTGTGTCAATAGAATCAATCAGCTTGGCTCTAAGGTCACTAGCATGAGCATCTAAGATTTCTTTCAGTCTGCCATAGTTGCTTCTTGCAAAAGCAGAAGTATTCACACCGTTTCTAATTTCAATTAGCTCCTCTGGTGCTAAATCCACACCAAGCGCATCAAGGATATAATCAATCTCGTCTAAGAACACAGAGGAATACATGTCAATCAAGTATCCAATTAGGGAAGATTCAGCACTTAGGTAATCTCCACTCACTACAACGGAGTTCACAAAGGCTTGAAGTAAGGATACTATCTCATCATAATGCTTTTGGAAAAGGTCTTCTCTAGGACTGTGTGATGCCATTACATATCTCCAAACAACTCGTCAAGTTTGGCTTTGGTGTAGTTTTTAAGCTCATCAACACCATCTTTAGTATCATGGTTCACATTGACTGTAGTTTGTGTAGCTTTACCTTCAATACGGTCAGCCCACTCTTTACGCTCATAGCTATCCTCGAAGGAAGCCATAATCTGTAACATTGCATTTCTAGCTACTGGAGTGCAAGGAGGAATTTGGGAATAGACCTCAAAGCCAACTTCGCTGAGTAATGTTTCATCTACGTCAATTAGACCCCAACGCATTTGGTAAAGCTCTAGTGACTTTTCATCAAGCAAGCTTAACTCTCTCATAGTCTCAGAGTATAATTTTGATTTACTAGCCATTATCTTTACCTTTCTAAAAATTTAATACACCCTCCAAGACTTGAACTCGGAGTATAGGAGTAGAAATCCTATGTGTTATCCCGTTACACCAAGGGTGCTTATGGTGGGAATAACCACCATTTAGTATTCACAAGAGTGATACCTATCAACCAAAAGTCCCCAGTCGGATTTGAACCAACGCTCCTAGGGTTGCAACCTAGAGCCTTACCAGACTTGGCTATGAGGACAAAACCCACAGAGGAAAGGATAACTCTGTAGGAAAAACTTGAAAGGAGGCTTGGCGATTTCTGCCAAAGGAAATGTTCCACACCATTCTCGCCTATGGTGGGAGGGAACTATAATCTCGTTACCTAGTATATCACACAGAAACAAACTTGTCAAGTGTGAAAAGTCCAATGAGAATCGCTTCTGCTTCATCATCATTCTTGACTTTATATCCTAGGCTTGTACACAGAGCTATAGCCTTTCGTTTGGCTTCCTCTCGTTTGCCGTTTAGTGAGAATTGCTTTCTCCACACAGTAGGTGACACAAATTCCACAAGAGAATTATTAAGCTCTCTAAGAACCATTCCTTGCACAATTGCTAACATCACAAGCGTTTTCTGATTTGAGATGACTTTAAGCTCTTCAATCACTACTTTGTCGAACTTTCCATACTTCTCACAGAGCAATCTCACAAATTCTGCCATGTATTGACCTCTCACCGTAAAGTCTTTATCCTGTGAGCTTATAGTACCATAATCAATCACAGAACCATTACTAATCACACAGTAGCCAGAACTCTTTGTCGAAAGGTCAAGAGATAAAATCTTAACCATGTATAAATTATAACACACAAAGACATTTATGTCAACATTCGTCTGTGAAAAATTTATATTGTACCCAAAAAATGTTTGCAACTTGTTTGCGGACATTTTGCTTGGTGTTACAAGTCACATGAATATGTATCTTTTTATTGCTTATATAACCCTTATACTATAATTCTAAGTATTAGTATTATATATAATATATTTTAAAGCTTAATTCTATAACCATCAAAACATTACATAGTCCTACTTTATCTGTGTAGAATAAAATGAGATACCTCACATATACTATATATTCTAGTATATATATTATATATTATAAAGCTATATTC